ATATTATCAGCAGGTATTGAGCAGCCATAGCGATCATTTCTTAGTAAATCATACAAAATCCAAGCAGGGTCGCTAGTCCATGCTTTATCTGTTTTAAATGTCCCGTTCCAAGTTCCAGTATATTCTAATGAACCATCAGACCTTACAGTTGCATTGTTTGGAATTTCTACTTTTATTCCTCTTAATTTATAAACTCTTCTTGGTATTCTTGGAAATTGCTCTGCATTAAGTCTCAGCGCAGCAAGGGCAGTATTTGGATAAGTGTTTTGTTGAAAAATAATATTAGTTGCAGTATGAAAGCTAAAAGCATTAATTAATTTAGCATCAGAACTATCTGCAGTAATTCTTTCAACTCTGACTTGTACTGGATATGAAGTTGAAGCAGTAAAATTTACAATATAATCTCTAAAATAAGCATTTGTTGACCTACCTTTAACAGTGTCAGTTATTGCTGTTTTGGTCGTACCATTATTTTCAATTGTTTTAATTCGTAGTTGTACTTCAACTCCTGTTATATCTCCATCATCTTCAAATTTTTGAAGAGAAGCAAATCTTAAAGTTACTCTACAAGCATTAATTGTGTTAGAAGAAATAGTATGAGTAGCAGGGCTTGAAGTTGTTACTTCTGTTCCAACACTTATTTCTGTTTCTGTGTTTTTTATTCCTTGAATAAAACTTTGACCATTAGTACCAACTCTAAAATCAAAGCCAACATTTTTATAGTTAAAATCAGAATCTTCTGGTGCTTGTACTTTTGCTAAAAACTCTGCATCTGTTAAAGATGTACTGACATTTAAAACTGGAGTTTTGTTTAAAAATATATCTGTTAATGCTGCTGTTTTATAAGCAGCATTATTTGTCGCAATACCACGCTTAGAAGCAGTTGCAAAGCCTTCTATTTCGCCTTCCGATATAATCTCAACAATAGTATTAAATTGTTTACTAGACAGTGCATCCGAGGGTAAGTCTGGATTAATAATGATTGAGCTTTCATCAAATTCTCTAATACTCATTCGTTACTGCCCTCCACCTGAACTGTGTCTACACCATTTGAAATAGTAATAGAGCCAACCAAAATTTCTCCATAGACTAAATTAACTGGAACACCTGCTCTGCTAACATTTGTCAGCCCAGTAAAAGAATAATTACTAGCTAAAGCTGCAGGGTCAGTTTGGTCCATTGAACTTGAAGCACTAGCTGTATTTTGTTGCTGTGGACTAATCATTTGTGTAACTCCATCAATAATCATAGAAGTACCTATAGATGTCAATGCACCAGAAACAACTGTTGCTAATAATTTACTACCAAGCAACTTAGCACCAATAGCTGCACCACCTGCAGAAAATAAACCACCTAAAGCAAGTGTAAAGAAAAAATTACCATGTGCTAAAGGAATTATTTGTATATCAGAATCAGTTCTTAAACCAATTAAATCTTCAGTAATTTCAACATTGCCAGCATTTATTTGGTAATACTGATCTGCCATGTGCTTTTCTAAACCCTTAAAATTGCAATGAAGAAAACTTAAAGCTTCTAAAGGACTATTTACATCAGCTTCTAAAACTGATTCGCCTATGAATTTTCTTAATCTGCCGTAAACTTTTATTTTTTTTAACATTAGTTTTTTGGTTTTATGGAAATAATTTTTTCAGTTTCAGGACAAACTAAATAAAAATCTACGTCTAAATGATTGCAACTTGCTATATCTGTTTCACTAAATTTTAACTCCCCATCTGGATGACTATGAACAATACCTACCACTTCTCCTTGATCTTCATAGTTTGCCCAATCATCTGGGTCTATAACAAAAGAAAACTTAGGATTTTCTTTTGCTAAGTTTCTACAAGGACCATAGATAATATTATCTTCCTTTTGAATAAGCATTCCACAACATTCTTCTGGTTGACATTTTTTAGCATGAGCAAAAGCAAACTGTTTCCAATTATCAGACATTAATTTATAAAACCTCCAACACTAGGAAACTCATTTCTTGTAACCTGTCTTTTTGGTAGCTTTTTATTTTGCTGATCTAATCTACTGACTAATTCAAATTGCACTATATTTCTACTTTCGCTTTGTTTTCTATCAATAAAAAATATTTCTTGTGGCAATTCATTACTGTTAGGTGTTCCAAAAGGGTTGTTATTTCCGGGAAAATTAGCAGCATCTAAAGATGATGCTAATACTTGAAGTCTTGTTATTTTTGCATTTATAAGATCATTGTGTGGTGTAATTAAATTAACCAATATCATCAAATCGGTTACTGTTATCACTGAACCGCTTCTAGTAATACCACCAAGATTACTCATAGTTAAACTAGGTCTAGGGATTTGACCACGACCTTCGAAAGCAAAACCTTCAGCAACAATAGGAAATCTTTGATAAGTATTACTTTGCCAAATTATTTCAGCATTAGTATTCATATTAGTACCAGAATGAAATCTGAAAGTTGTTGGTACAGATGAAGGATTACCAGTTGCATAGTGAGTTCCTTCTACTAATTCCATTACAAAAAGTTCAATCTTTGCAGAAGGAGTAATTGATTGTAGTTCTGAAATGGGTATGGCCATTTTTAAGGTTCTGCAACTTCTTCAAATGTTAAGTTCATTTTGACTCTATTAAGTACAGGAAAAGTTTCTGTTCTTCTTACACAAATAAATTTCTTGCCAGAATATTTACTGCCTAGTGTGTAATTAAAAGACTCTTGGCTTGCATCAAACTGCGTATCAAGAAAAGTATTAATAGTATCGGCATCTGTTTGTGATATTTCAAACTTAAGCTGTAAAGTAATAAGTCTTTTATTTGCAGGCAAACCTTCAATTAATCTTTGCTGGTAACCATCGCCAAGTTTTACTGTTACATAATCTTGTTTAACAGTTTGTTGAGTGCTGTATAAAGGTGCAATAGAGGGAAAAGTTGCCATTTAACTTGATAAAAGCCCTCCAGATCTTTTTTGTTTTATTATTTCTGATTGTATAGCAATAGCAATCTGTTGTCCAAGTTCATTCCCTTTGCTGTCACTACCCTCTACTTCGCTTCCACTTGCGTCTACATTTACACTTATATTCACGGAACCCATAGCGTTATTTGCAGTTATACCGCCAGAAGTGTTTGGTGTAAACAATTCTGGACCACGTTCTCCAACTAAATATGATTTACCACGAGATACAGGTCCACCCATTGCTTTTTTGCCAAATATTCCACCTAAAACCCCTCCTAAAATTCCTTTATTTTTTCCTCCGTCACCAAATACAGCATCACCAATACCTCCGAAAAGATTTGATAAAGCTCTATCCATCAATTTATTTTTTAAATTATTCAAGACATTTGTCATGGCTTGACCAAATGTCTGTGTACCATTGATTGCACCTTTAATATTTTCTACTAGCCCACGTTCTAATGTATCTCCAAGTTCTTTTGATATATTTACTTGTTCTTTAACTTTTTGATTTAAAATTTCTTGCCTATCTATTTGAAAATCTTTTAAAAGTAGTTTAGATTTTTCCAATTTTAAACTTTCATCTTCAATACCCATGGCTTCTTCCATTTTGTTTTGAAATTCGAACTGCCTTTCTAACAACTGTCTATCAATATCATCTTCAACTTGTTTAATCTGTACTCTTTGCTTAAGTAATTTTATTGAATTTTCAGTTTTTTTATCTTTTTCTTTGTCTTTTTTATCATCATCAGTTTTTATTGGAACCATATTTGCGTCATATTTAATTCCTCCAATGTTATATGTTCTAGACATTATTTCTAACTGTTCATTTTGTTTCTTAAGTTTTGCTATTCTTTGATTTAAAAAAGTATCTGAACGTGCTGAAGCTTTTTGTTCCTCAAGTAACGCTATTGTTCTTTCATTTGTAGCAATCGCATTTTTCTTAGCTTCAACTGAGCCCTCATCAAGTAATTTATTTAACTTATTTTGTTCTTCTCTTAATTTTCCATAGTGACCAACAATTCCTGTTACAGCTAAAGTTAAACCTGTAAGAGCAAGAATTACAGGTCCACCGGCAATACCAGTAAATAATTTAATAGTTAAAGCAAGTGTTTTAAATGTTCCTATTAATGCTTTTACAGGACCATTAAGTGCTGTAAATCCAATTGCTGCTGCACCTACAACAGAAACAGTCGAAGTAAAACCAGAGGGTAGAGTATTTACCAAATTAACTAGACCTGTGATACTAACTGTTATTGCTTTTGTTGCAGGCAGTAACCCCTTAC